CAGTTTGTAGGTTGCGCGCGTTACTTGCGCGCGCTTCAACCTTTCGACGATGTCAACCGCCATTAGTAGCCCCCTTCGGCTTGCGCTCGTCTCGTTGTTGTTGGGTTGTTTGGCCGCTCATTTCGAGTCCCTCCAATCGACGGCACCGGCGAGCGCTGCGAACACGAGCACAAAGAGAGCCCAGGTCATGCTCTCACCTCGATCGTTTGGCCCTTGCGCTCTTCCCGGCGTAGGTAGAGTTCGATGGCACGGCGAGCGTGCGCAGCAAGCGGCTTGCCATCGCGCTCGGCGAGCGCACGCAACCGCGCGTACTGCTCAAGTTTGACCCATACGGGTTGACCCTTGAGGCGTTCTTTCGGTGTTTCGTTACCTTCCATGTTGTGCTTTCTGCGGCTCGGCCGCGGTGAAGTATTGACGTTAAACCTCTTTCGGCGTTTCGTCAATGCCCGCATTAGCCGAACTCGGAAATTTCTCATTGAGCGCTTGCCGACGCTGAGCGCAGCCGCCACAGTTGCCGAGCACGGTACGCACGACCGTTCCCACGCCCGTGGCCTCAATGACGGTGTGCACCGTGTCGCCCAGGCCGCGCGGTGGCCCGTCATAATGAGTGCATCCAGCGCAAACCGTCGGAAGTAAGTGACGGTTGAACGTAGGCGCTTCCGCGTTCGTGCATTTGTTTCCCGCGAGGTGCTTACACGTCATGTGATGACCACCGAGATTGATTGGGCGCATTCGTCGTACGCGCTCACAGTGATTTCGCAAAAATCGTAGATCGGGTTTAAAGGGTCACCGCTATCCGCTTCACAGTTCCATGTGTAGGTGAACTTGTTTGACCCCGTGGTCCCTTGCGGGAGTCCAGTGCAGTTCAACAATCCACAATAGGTGCCAGTTCCTGTGATTGCGTCGCCAGCCACGTCGGGTGGTCCGCAGTCAGTGACAATGTTTGAAAGATTCCAACTACCGATCACGGGACAGCCGCACTTTGCCATTACCTGAAATGGGTTGATCTGGAATGTGCCACCGCCTGAGAATGGTGGTTCTGAATTGCAGCAAAGCGGGGTCAACGTGTAAAAGTCGTTTGCCGTTGACCAAATGGTTACGCTCGGTGTGTAGTGCACCGCAGGCCGAGCACAGCCGCAGTTGTTGCAGCAAAGCAAACGGAGAACCGAATTGTTTGTAAGGCGATGCTGGCAACAGCCCGAGCCCCACAAAAAGGCCGTGCCGTTGACTGTTCTTGAAGTGCCGTAGTATCGGTCGGTGCGCGATCGGCAATAAACAATGTCGTAATCGCACTTGTATTGATCGTCACAACCTCCACAAGGTTGGTTACCCGTTAAATAACTTTCGTTGAACACGTCGGGTGTATACGTGTGCACCTTATAGTCATAACTAAGAAGCGCAGTAGGGCACCCAAACTCGCGCGGAGCGTCCGCCGTGCAACTGTTACCTCGCTGCACAAACGCGCTATCGCTTGCCACGGTGTAGGTGTACTCAACAACTACTTCACTTTGACCCGTTGACCAGTGCCGGGTAATCGTTCCGCTATACGTCACCGTGATGGTGTTCGGCGTTACAAAATTCGCGCACGATTGCATGTCACAGCACGAAATCGCAGCGTCGCAGCAGCACCAACGGTGGTTACTCATCGTTGACCCAATCGTATTTTACGACCGTTTGACCTTCGAGCTCAGCGGCGTCGATCCACCCGACGTCCACCATGTCTTCTCCGTCAAGCATCGCCACCCTTAGGCTTCCCTTCCCCTCCACGATCAACATCGGACTGTCGGGAGCGGCGACGTATCGCGGCCCGCACGCGTTCAGCGATGCGAGAGCCGCCACCCACAACGCGTACCACGCGAGGCGCTGAAAGCCACTTGACCACCGAATCGATGACAGCGCGAACAATCTCATAGATCACTTCGCGCCCGCTTGCTCGCTGCTCACCTTATTGTCACGCGCTGCAAGCAACCCGATGCCAGCCATGACAGCGGCGCCGACAGCGCCCCAATCAGGCAAGGTAAGCGGGTCGGCGTCGAACAAAGCGGCGAGAGCGGTGCCGACAGCAGCAACGATGGCAGCGATACCCGCGGTAGTAGTTCTCCAACTCATTTTTGCCCCCTTAGGCGTTCAACCTCTGCTTCTAAGTATCTCACACGCTCGCTAAGCATTGCGATAGTCTCGCGAAGGCTTGCGATCGTGCCATGCAACCACGCACTCGCGGTCAACACGGCCACGAATGGTGCGATGAGTTGCGCGAGTTCGGGGAATGTCATGGCTAGTTTCCTTCGGGGCCTTCGTCGCTAGGCGAAACGCTGAACACAAAGAAGGATTGACCACTTGTTCCACTCGCTCGAACGGTAATCGTGTTGTAGTTCACCACACCGAGCGAATGTCGGCCACCGTCGAAAAGGAACCACCCAGAATCTTCCTGGTCTTGACCAGCTGTGCATGTACCCACGCGGAACGCCGCGACCGCGCTGATAATGACTTCTCGCATGGGTTCAATGCCAGCAGGAAGCGCTGGCAACGCAACCCAGTTGCCGCTACGCGAGTTCATGCCGACAACGTCTGCGAAAATTGCACCCATTAGGAAACTCCTTTCGGGCCTTGCTCCATTGCCGAGTATGAAATCACATAGATATAACCGTTGTTGTCGGTTGTTCCGCCGTTTCGACGCACGGTGATGGCGTTGTAGTTCACAATCCCCAAATCCATAGATCCCGCAGCATCAACATAGAAATTGGTCACGTCCGATGTTGAACCAGCCGCAGCACTTCCAACGCGGAACGCAGCAGCAACGCGCGCCCCAGTATTATCCGAAGCCTTCAGAATGACCCGCCGCATGGGATCGACGCCTGCGGGAAGCGTTGGCAATGCTTTCCACTGGTTTGACGCTCCGCCGTCGTTGATGAGTTGTGGTGTATGGAATATCGGCATAGGAAACCTCAGCAGGTGCCGTCGATCGCGTTCTCAACGGCAAAGAGCCAAATGGGTGAGCCGTCAACGCGACGGCCTGGGTAGAGCAGTACGTACATACCGACGGACACGGGCTTCACTTGAAAGCCTGCGGGCACGTTTGCCGGATCGATGTTCGGCCCGATGAAAGTCGTGGTGTTGGCGGCCTCATTCGTGTTGAGAGCTTCGCCGTAGTACCACGCTTCTGATACGGGCACCTCAAATATGTAGCGGTTGGTGCTGCCGATGTTTGCTTGTGTCCAGGTGTACAACCATCGGTTGACCTCAGGCGATGGCAGCGCAGTCGAGCCCGTGATCTTGCCGAGGATAAATGGCACTGTGTCGAGCTGCGTGCGCTCCCGCGACTCAGACGGCAACGCCGCGGCCATCTGTGCCGTGTTCGTCGCCGCCACGCGTTGTGAGTGCGTTTGAATCATGGGTAGGTGATAAACGAGCCTTCGCGGGCAATCTGCTGCGCTAACGTCGGGTCAGAACTTAAATCAAAGATACTGGTGAGATTGATTGAAGAGCGCACGTTTGATTTCCATGTGACCGTGTTTGCAGCGCCGCTCGCATCCAGCGCAGCCTTTCCCCACACGTCGGTTTTCGGTTGTTGCTCGCAGAGCAACCACTCATCCCATCGGAAATTGAAAGTGGCGCGATAGTATTCATCGCGCACGTGAGAAACACTTCCAGTTTCGCAAAGCACGGTGTTAGCGCCGGAGAAATGTGGGAAAGCTGCTGAATTCCATTTGTTTGAACACGTAGACACTTTGTCGAAAACCGTGACGAGCGTGCGCGCCGCGCCACTTGGTTGGCTGCTGCAATCAACGATCATGCTGATGCGCATCGTCATTTGCGAGATAAGCGCTTGGATCGGCTTGCCCGCGTAATCGACTTTCGTGCCACCGATGTCGGTGGTCGTGTTCAGGTTCGCGCTCGGGCTCGTGGAAAAGGAAGGCGAGCGATACATAAGCACGCTGCGCGGCGTCGCGTCCAAGTCAACCTCTACGGGCACTTGCAGTTTCGCAAGACCCGTTCCCGTGTTCCACGTGTAGAGTTGGTCATACTTCGCAGTTACGTCAAACACGCTTGATTCGGTGTTTGGCACTGGGGTGGCCGAGACCGTCCGCAAGCGCATCATTCCCATGCGCTCGGTCAGCACCATCGTCGTTCGTAGCGATGAAAGCGGCGCACCAAACGCACCGAGCACGAGCGCCATTTGTGTGGCGTTCTCAACGTCAACCGTGCCATTCATCGTTACGCGGCGCACGACGCTGTACGTCGATGCCTGCGACGGCCCGCCCTCGCTGAAGTTCTGAGCGGTGATCGCGCTGCGGGAAATGGCGGTTGCGGTTGGCATAGGTCACTTGCTCATCCATCGCAGGATATCCATCGTCCATGATGGCATTTGATTCATAAGCCCGATTGAACGATTTGCATCTTGCATTGCATCGCCACTCATCATTTGTGATCGGCCAAGCGCACCGGCTTCTGCGAGCGATGCACCGCCGAGCAATGCACCAAGTTCGGTGGCAATCGCTTTCGGCACCTCATTCATCATCACTTCCGCAAGCGAGCCGCCCTGGGTAGCGAGGCCCTGCGAGAACGCTTCGCCAATGCCCATAGCCCCGGCGGGTGTTGATACTGGCGCACGTGCCGCGATTTGCTCGGCGATCATGCGCGAGAAACCAAATTCCTCGATGCGTCTGCGCTGATCCATTTGAGTTTCCTCAAGCGCTGAGGTTGCACGGCGTCGCACGTCGGGCAAAGCGCCCACTGCGCCGATTCCCATCGTCGCAGCGCCGAGCGCAAGCCCCGCGGCGCCCAGGCCAAGCCCCAGCCCGCCCATAGCGCCGACCTGAGCGAGCCCGCCGAGCATTCCCAAGCCCTTGCCACCGACGCCGAATTGGCCGAGCGCACCTTGCGTACGCATCGCCGATTCGCCGAAACTCTTGAGTTTCTTGTTGGTGCTTTCGGCCGCCGCGTTCAGGCGGTTAAGCTCGCGCCGCGCGGAATCGGTCGCGGCTTGCAAGCCCTTTGAGTCGCCGGTAATGGCGATATTGACGCGTGAAATCTTAGCCAAGGCCCGACTCCTTTATTGCTTTCTCAACTTCGGGCTCGACGAATCGCACGGCCGCGGCGCTTAGTGACGCTCGGTATTTCTTAATCCAGTTTCTTGGTTGCGACTGGCCGACCACGCGGAAGTTGAGCGCTCGGCCGCGCTCGCCGCGCTGCTTCAACGCGATGCGCTCGGCTTGCGATGTTGCACGTTTAATCGCGTGGCCGTTTTCAAGCCATCCAAGGTACCAGTGTGGCGTCAGGTAGCTGCCGTCAATGCGCTTCACACCTACACCGATCCAAGTAACCAAGCCCTTGCTATAGCCCTTGACCTTTGTAATCACCGACCACTTGAGGTGCACGTTTGGACGCACGGCCCCGCGTACGCGCTCGGTTGCTTTGGTCTTTCCGAACGGCGCTGTGGCCTCAAGCGCTTTCTTGGTGAACTTGCCCCACTTGGTGAACCCGCGGCGCATGGCGTTTCGCGCGTCCTTCTCACTCAGTTGCAAAAGGCGATGGTTGATTTGCTCGAGCGCTTTCGCGTCGATTTCGCATCCAACTGCAAACGTCTTGCTTTTGAAATTTGGAGGCGATGTCATGGGAGAAAGCCTTGTGCCCTCGAAGGGCAAGAAACACGGCGAGCGGGGTATCTAGTTGCACCTTCAATTCCGCCGCACTCAGGATTTCGCGTGCGGCGCTTGCAAGTCCAAGCCCTCCAGGTAGAGCGGCTCAATCAATCGAGCGAGGCGCATCACCATCGGTGCATTGCAGATTTCCTTGACGTACTCGATCGACTTGAATGCCTGGCGGCCGTTCTCGTCGAGCACGTGCTGCCACACGTACCACGCGGGCATGAACTCGCCGCGAGATTCGGCGTCTTGCGCGGCGATGAAATGCGCCACAGTCGGCCGCGACAGCGAAACCTCCCTGCCGTCGAACTGCACGACAGCAGGGCGGGAGAGAAAGGCGTCAACGATTGAAGGCGTCATGGGACTACCGTAATGGCATTTTGGGAGAAGAGAAGCGTAGCGGTCAACCGTGCGACGTCATTCGGTGCGACGCTGAGCGAGGCTTCCTGCACGAATGCCTTGCCCTTAATCGACTTGCCCGTGGCCCAAATGACCTCCGCCTCGTTGATAATTGTGCCGCCCGAAATGCCCGTGAGTATGTCGGCGTTATTGCTTGCCGAATCGTAAAACACCTCAATTTGCACGGTGCCTTCGAGGAAGCCCTGCACGTGGTGCTTGTGCGTGTCGCCGATGGCGGTGACGTCAATTTGCTGACGCGTGACCGAGACAGTCGCGGCGCTGACGTCAACGATTGTGTTTGAGCCTAACTTGACGCTTGCTGCGGTGGTGGGTGATGGCATTAGGGGCCGTCCTGATAGATTGTGAATTGACTGGTGACGATGTACAGTCCCGCCTCATCGCCGTTCTCGGCGACGGGTTCCTGTAAGGTTCCGTACTGGGTGCAAATGACAGTCGCGCCCGCGAGGAGTCCGACGTTGTTGCGGATCTCATCGTCAAGCGTTTTGGCTGCGCTCACGCTGTCGCTCACCGCGTTAAACGTGACGTCATAGGCAGACAACGTGTTTTGATTTCCGAGCGCGACGCGCGTGCCCGATTGAATCTCAAACGTGATCGCTGGCAGCGTCGAAGTTTGCAAGCGTGTTCCGTAGTACACGCGCCTAGCCGCGGTTGTTTGCGACTCAAGCGTGCTCACGATATCGCTGATGAGGGACGTGGCGCTCATGCGATTTCAGTGCAGTCAATGACTGCAACCCTCCGCCTTTGATCCATGTCGCGGATGCCGTTGATACGCAGCACTTTCGTGCCGTACTGCAAGCGATCGATCGCGGTGACGGTCAACCGCGCGATGTTCGGCCAACGTGTACGAATTTCATACGCGCCAACCACAGCCACGCCGTCACCGTATGACGTTTCCACTGGCGCCGATTCGCGCACGTCGCAAACGATTGTGCCGACGTTGGTGAACGTCGTAGCGCGGCGGCCGAGCGAGTCGGGGCTATTGCCCGACGCGCGAAGCACAGACAAGCGAAAGCGCGTGAGGCCCGATGAGATCATCGGAACGGCCCCCGCACTCGCAAGTGCTCAAGCATAAACTGAGCGCCGAGCGGCACGACCGACAGCGCAACGGGCTGCGCGGCTTCGGGGTTGTTGTAGTACAGGCCCACCAAAGACACGATGGCTTGCACCACCTCATTCGGTTCGGTCGAGTAGCCGCCGACGTACGTGACGGTTGCGAGCGTTCCATCTTTCATCGCGGGCTCGTCAAGGAATTCAAGCGCCGCGAGATCCTGTGACAAGTCAACCCAGTAATCGGTTCCACTCGTCATCGTCACCGTTGAACCGCCGGTGCTCGTGTACGTCACCGACGTAAGCGATACGTACGGCTGCACCGCGAACACCGTGCGCTTCCAATCTCGCAAGTACATCGTGCGTGACGATTGGGTGAGCGCCAAGCCCGTGTAGCGCTCGACCCACGACGTAGCGACACCGATGAGCCGGGTTAGCTCGGTGTCATCATCGCTGTAGTCGATCTTCAGCGCCGTTTTTACGGTTGCGAGTGTCACTGCCATAAACCCGCGCCGGGGGTTTCCCCCCAGCGCGAGCGAAAGGTAAGAAATGCTCAGGCCGTGATTGCAGCGAACGCGTTTGCAAGCATGATCTTGGAATCGGTTCGCGCGTACGTGTAGAGGGTGACCTGGTGCGTGCTCGCCGCCGAGTACGGGTCAACGAGGGACGTCATTCCAGTGCGATCAAAAATTTCGAAGTAGTTGAAGTCGCCGATGACCGCAAACACGTTCTCATCCGTGTTGGCCGTTCGCACGTACTGACCGATGCTGTACGGAACACCGTAGAGCAAGCCGGGAGCGCCGCCGACCATCGTTCCAGCGTTCGATTGCGCTTGCGTCCAAATGTATTCCGTCGCGCCGGAAGTCACGTAAGAGTTCTTCAACTTGCGAGCGACGCGCACGAACGTATCAGAGAGAAGCCAACGGAACCGCGGCGAGTTGCGGTACTGAGGCGGAACAAGGTGAAAGGTATCAATGACGTTGTCTGCCGTAACGGTTTCGACGGCGCCAGCGATGTCGGTTTGTTGCGAGACACCAGAAATCTTGGTGTTTGCCGAAGATCCCGCAATGCCTTCCGGTTGGCTCGATCCGGTGCCGATGGTGTACGCCTCTTCCATTTTGAGCGCCATCGAAAGGCCGATGCGGCTTGCAACCCAATCGAGGCCACTGCCGATGCCACCTTGGCCGATCGCGTCTTCGATGAACTCCTGCGACATCTGCGTTGCGCAAACGTACTTGTAGGGCACGACGGAGATGGCGGTGCCGAACGTTGGGTCGGACGCGGTAATCGAACCGGCTTCTGCAACGAGCGCTGTCGTGGGGAGGTTTCCTTCCACGGTAATGGTGCGCTTCGAGTCGATTGAAGAAACTGGGCAGATCGAGCGCAGCACGTTCGCCTGGTACATCTTCTCAACAATGCGGCGCTCCATGTCGGTCGGAATGCCAGCGCCCGAGGTGCTTGTTGCGAGCGCGCGCATTTCAGCGGCATCGCCACGCGCAACCGCGTGTAGCCAACGTTTCGCGTACTCAGGGCTCGCGAGATCGTGCTTGACGTCGGCCACCTTCGGCGCGCGTGCGCTGAACTGCGGTTGTGCGCGCTCTTCTTCGAGCGCCTTCAAGCGCTCTTGTGCAGCTCGAAGCGCGACGCGGTCTTGGTTCATGCGCTCGACGGCGTCGAGGTCGGCGTCGATACGCGCGATCTTTTCGCGCTCTTCTCCGCTGCCGCGGATTTCGACGTGGTGCGTGTGTGCACCAGTGCGAGCCGCAAAGCGGTCAAGGGTTTTGCGGTACTCGTGAACGGTGTTTTCGAGGTTGGTCAACTCTTCAGACATGGCTTTTCATCCTGTGCTTGTGGATTTCGAGCCGCAGACGGGCGGCCTCCGTTGCAGCCGCGGACACGCTCCGCAAGCTCGAATTGGTCTTGTCGCCGTACGCGGCATCGACAACAACGCTGAGCTCGACGAGCCGCGCAGCGGTGACGGTGCGTTCGGTGCGTCGCGGGTTCCATTCGTCGCGATCGACGTAGAAACCAAACGACATTTCGCCGCTCAGGTCGCCGCGTTCAAGCAGCGCCCGCACGTCGTTGCCGACGCTCGTCTCGGCGAGATCCGCGGTGAACCGCACCCCGCTCGCAGTGTCGTTGAGCGTGAGCGTTCCGCTACGCGTGCGAGCGAGCAACGCGCTTGCGTTGTGGTTGAACAGAAGTTTGATGTCAGCGCCCGCCAGGTCGCCAAATGCGCCGCGGGTGATTCGCTCGCGGAACTGCGGGTTGAACGGCTCGGAGATCTCACGCGACCACTTGCCGTATGGAATCGCGAGGCCCGACAGCGTGCGGCCCGCGGGTGCACCGATGGTGACGCTGCGACGTTCAAGCGAAGTCATCGACGCTCCCCGCGCTGGTGTCAGCGCCGATGTTGGTTTGACCGCCGCCCGTGCCCATGTTCTTTGCGAGGATCGGATCATCGAGCCCGTCGAGCGGCGCAAGGTTCAGGTACTCACGTGCTTCGTTTCGGGTGATCACGCCGGACTCAACGCCAGTGCGCAGCGCCGCCATTTGCTCGGCGAGCGACGGACGAGAGATCATGTCAGCGTCGAACGTCGCAGAACCAAACGGCGCAAGCTTCGCGACGATCTCAGCCGCCCACGTGCTGAACCAGTGCTGCAAACACGCATCCACGTACATGCGAGACAGCCATTCCATCGAGCCATAGGCGTTCGCGCTGTGCTCGCTCAGGTACGACGTCGGCACGCCATAGATGCGCGATACGTCCTCGACGCTGTAACGACGCGCGGCCGAGATTCCGGAATCGTCAAGCGTGCTGCTAATGCGCTCGACCTTCATACCCTCGGCGAGCACGAGCGGCTTGCCAGCGTTCGCGGCGCCCGCGTGGTGCTTCATGTAGTCCTCAACCACCATCTGTCGCGCGGGTGCGCCCATTGGCCCTTGCGCGACGATGGCAATTTTGGGATTGCCTGCGTTCTTCATCACTTCCAGTTGCGCTTGCTCTTGCGATGCAAGCACACTGAGCGACGTGCGGCAAAGTCGCACTGGCGACTCACCCCACAAGCCATCGAGCCCGATGGCTCGAAGGTGCAGCATCGAAGACATCGGCACGTCACCGTACAGCCGCGTCTTGTAGACGGGCTCGGGCTTCGTGAGATCGAGCGTCACGCTTTCGATGTCAAGCGGCAACAACTCAAGCAACTCGCCACCGAGCGTGCGGTTGATGACTGCGAACGCGTTGCCGTATAGCAGCGCTTGCATCGTGAGCGATCGACGAAACTCAAAGCCATTTTGCCAGCGGTTCGGTTGCTGCAACAACGCGTTCGCGGTGCGCTCGCTGACGTCGAGCGGTACGCGTGCGACGTCGTTGGCGATGAGCGAAGCCGCGCGGTATACGGGCGTGTACGCGAGCGCCGTGCCCGGCGTAATCGTGGGCATACCCACCGAGTCGAAACTCGTGGGGAGAAGAACGCCGTGCGTTCCCCAGTGGCCGAGCCATCGTTGCAACAGTCCACGCAGCATGGGCGTATTTGGTGGGCTGCGCTCGTGCAGCATTACACCTAAACGCTATTGTTTGAAATATTCTTCGGCTTCCTCGTCGTACACGCTGCGCTTCGCGCCGCCCCATACATGCGTCGCAATGATGGACGCCACGAGCGGATCAATGGCGCAGAATTCCCGCGACTTAATCGGCCGAATGTTTCCATTCTGGTCGCGCTTGGCGTGCGCATCGGCACACGCGCGGCGCAAGATTGGATCATCGCCGATCACTAGGCGCGATCCCGCCCATAGGTTTTGGAACAAGTTGCAGCCCGGCCCGAAGGTTGCGATGCCCATGCGGTACACCACCAGCGGCACACCGTCGGCTTGCAGCTGCTCGGCGAGATACTTTGAGCCCCACGCGTCGTAGCCGACGGCCTTGACGTCAAACTCGTCGCGCACCGCGAGGATTTGCGCGCGCACCGAGTCGTAATCAATCTCGCGCCCTGGCGTGAGCGTGATTTTGCCATCGGAGGCCCAAGCGCGGATCGGGTAGCGGTAGTCGAGCTCACGCTGCGCGACGTCGGCTCGAGGCCACCAGTAGTGGCCGCGCAGCGCCACGCGGCCATTGTCGAGCGGCACGGCCACGACCATCGCGGTCATGTCCAGCGATTTAGAGAGATCGAGGCCCACCCACGCGGGCTTTCCTTTCAGCGCTTCCCAGTCAATGCGTTGACCGCCCGGCCACAACGACATATCGAGCCATCCGCCCGTGTTCTCGTCACAACGTGCCGCGTGGTAGCGGGCAAACTCGCCGCGCCCCATCGCGCTGCGCTTCATCGTGTTCCACGATCGCTTCAGGCTTACCAGGTCGGGTTGCCCGTGCTCGAGGCCCGGGTTTGCTTTCACCCAGGTCGATTCATCCTCGAGCGGGTCGGTCGGATCGAGCCCGTACAACATTGGCAACACCGTGTCATCCTCAAGTTCGCCTGACAGAATCGCTTCGCCTTGCTTGACGAGTTCTGCGTAATGGTTCTCAGGGTTGCTGCCCGGCGTGGTGATAATCACGCCCGTGCTCTCGCGGCGCTTCGCGCCCGTAGTGAGAAGCTTCGTGAGGAAGCGGCCCTTGAATTCGGCCGCCTCATCGGCGATCCATAGCGACGGGTTCAGGCCATCAAGCGATCGCTCGAGCGCTGGCAGCGCCGTCATTTGACAGTCGTGCTCGATCCGCAGCACGGCGTGTGCTCGAGCGATCAGCGTGGGGTCGCCTAGGCGCTGCGCCATTGTGCGGGCGGTGTCCAGGCAGATTTCCGCTTGCTCCTCGTTGTTGGCGATGACGTGTACGCGTCGCCCCTCGCCCGCGAGGAGATCGAACAAGGCAAGCCCGGCCATCAGCGTGGTCTTGCCGTTGCCGCGGGCGACCTGCACCATTGCGAGTCGGCAACGCCGACGGCCGTCGGGTAGGCGCCACCCGACGATGTTGGCGAGCACCCACAGTTGCCACGGGTGCAGCTCGAAGGGCCTGCCCGAATCCTCGCCGACCAGGTTGAGCGAGCGGAAATGCGCGGCGACGCGATCGACATCCGGCCACGACATGATCAAGTCGGAGCGCTCGAGGTCGCGCCGGAAGCGTTGCGCCGCGGCATAGATCCAACGTCCGGCGGGGATCCGACCGTCAATCACGGCATTGACGTAAGCAAGCACCGCAGTACGCGCACAAATCACGTCCGA